AAATTGTTTATTTTTATTGGCTTAGGCTAATGGTTTAGTTTGTCTAAACAAGTGTCATGTGCTCGCCTAGGGTACATGAGGCGTGTGAGTTAATCTCTCCACGCTTTGATAATTGATTACGAATACCAAAAAGATATTCGGCCCAAATGGAGACATGTTGTTTCCGAAGGGTTACCGTCAATTACGTTCCGTAGAAGAAACTCTGAATAATATTCAAAATCAGGGTTTCCTCGAGGGAACCAGGCAAACACTTTTTGTAAGAAGACTTGATGAAAATATCAAAATCTCTTACCGTTTGTTTTATTACAAACACCTCTGTTTAATTCTCGATTCGCTATCCATCCATAAATTTTTGGAGGGATATTCGTTTGGTGAAAAGCTCAGTCAGAAGGATCGTAAGAAACTTCTAGCTGACTCACGTGATATCAGTACTATTACCCAACCTCGGGTTCTTCAATTTTTACAGAAATGTAAAAATTTAGGAGTTCCCTTGGAACGGGTCGTCGGCACAGAAATCTGTGGGTTACGCTTTCACCATATTAATGAATCGGAGAAATTTATTCACTGTCTTGGTTTGTCCGATGCTATTGATTTGAGTATGACAATGTCTCAAACATCAGTTAAATTTCCTTCTCTTAGAAAGAGCACCACTTACGATTACCGGAAAATTCCGGCCCGTAAGAGATGTCTCATGAAAGGAGATGGAAAATATACTTTTGTTTGTACACGTCAGACTACAAAGCATCGTCGCTTCCATTTATTGTTGCACTACCTTAAAGTCTTTCCTTCAAATTTGGAAGATAAAGACTATGTAAAACTTATTAAGACTTCACTAAGTCACCTCTTTTCTTGGAAATTAGAACAAGAGCTCCCGGAGGGGAGTATTGTTCCTATTTTTCCTATTGAGGTCCAGCTGAAACTGGATAATTTGTTTCGATCTCATAAAGATCGTTGTGCACAATTTTATTTCAATCTCCTCCAATCGAAAGCACTCTGTGCCCCGGTTGGAAAAGATATGATAAAGGAAGCGTACATCAAGCATCGTGATTCCCTTTGTCGACCTCTCGAAGAATGTGTAAATGTTCCTCAAGACTATCTTGACAAGCTTGAAAAATATGGAGAAAAGATTGGTAAAAGGATGTTGAAATATTACAATCCTGATAGAACCTCTCTTCCTAATTTTAGAGCTTGTTTTGAACAAGGTCGACCTAATGGTGGGAATCTCAAGCAACTTGAACGAGAAAAGAACCTCTGTTTTATACGAGGTAACCCTCTTACATCCATCGATGATACATGTCGTGTAGAACCTTATGTGATTGGCCTTTTTGGGCCTCCCGGATCAGGAAAAACTACACTGACACAATCATTGATACGATTTTTGGGTAACGTTCTCTTTCCAGACTTGTCTGGAAGAGAACTTTCTTATGCTCGCTCTTGTAGCACTAAGCATTGGGATGGTTATCGTAACCAGCCCATTGTTGTGCTTGATGACTTCGGACAAAACCATTCTGATCGTACTGATCTAGTTGAATTCGAGAATCTTGTATCCGTCAATGAATATATTGTTCCAATGGCGTCCCTTAACGAAAAGGGAACAAGATTCCAATCTCCTATTATCATTCTGACAAGCAATTGTCAGTTTGGATCTGGACTCTATGCTAACCAATGTTCTTCTCTTGAAGAACCAATGGCAGTATGGAGGAGGATCACCCTCCCACTCTACTTGCAAAAGGGCGAAGCAATTCGCCAATATGATCAAGAGATGTTGCAGACATTTATGTCTATGAATTCTCGTTGGAGAGAAAAGTATGAAACTTTTAGCTCTCACGGGAAGTCACTTCAACCTCATGAACATATTTTTGCTCGTCGTGGTTCGTTGGAAAAGGCAAAACCTTTTGCGACGAATCATGAACAAGTGGGAAACTATGTGATAAAGGAGATTTCTCAACGATACGATTTTCACCACCGAAACATTAGGGGTGTCTGGTCGCAGATAATCTCGAGAAAGAGAATTCGTTCTGAACGATCTGATCGCTTGTTTGAGTATGACGTGTCTGTTACAGACACTGAACTTCAAACTAGTGATCTTGATTATTCTTTAGAACTTCAATTTCCGGATTGTCCACCAGCACATCCCCCCAGAGTTAAAGCAGTTGCTTTATCTGAACCTTTAAAAGTTCGGATGATTACAGCTGCGGAGGCCGAGACAAAGGCTCTCCAGCCTTTTCAAAAGGCACTCTGGCAATGTTTAAGTGAAGATCCCCAATTCTGTTTGACAGATGGGGTTAAGATCCTGGAAAGTTTCGATGAAGAAACTCTTCCATGGATCCATCGTATTGAGAAAGTAATTCAATCAATTGATCGGTACTCCGATCCAAATAATAAATGGTTATCAGGTGATTACACAGCTGCTACGGACAATTTTCCGATGACAGTGACACAAGCTCTCAAACGAGGTATCTTAAAATCGATTCATCATGAACCGACTCGAAGATATCTTGAATGGGAGTTGTCAGCTCATCAAATTGTCTATCCTGAATTAGGTGAATTTACCCAAACTTCAGGACAGCTTATGGGAAGCTTAATAAGCTTTCCATTCTTGTGTTTTCACAATGATTGTCTAATGGAATACTGTGGATTTGATAAACATTCTTATCTTATCAACGGAGATGATGTCGTCGCTAAAGGACCCGATTCTTGCATTGCAAAATGGAAGAATATGGCTCCTCAAGTAGGACTCTCTCTGTCGATGGGAAAGAATTTTATCGATCCAGACTTCTGTACTATCAACTCACAACTATTCTATAGAGGAAATGTTCTTCATACAGGTAAGGCTTCATGCCAGACCCGTGTGGGAACAACTCTTGGATATTGTTTTGAGGAGACCCAATTTTATTGGGGTACAGAAGACTGGGTTCACTATGAATTCCTGAAACGTAACTTATTAGAGCTCAAAAAGACTCCCCGTTCTCTCCTTGTTGGAAAGAAAAGAGGAGGTCTTGCTCTTATTGATGTTACGGACAGAACCAATATCAAATTTGATCCATCACTTCATAAAAATGTCTATCTTTTAGATCTCCTTCGTCCATTCTGGAAAGCTATTGCTATTCCTGGGACTGAGTTTGATGCTATTCCTATTCCGGTTGTCCGGGGTAAGGAATCCAAAAAACTCGAAGGAAATCTTTGGGGTTTCAAAACATTGAATGAAGAACTCTCACCTTTTATAAAGGCTTTTGAAGTTCCGAAAGATGAAGTGACTGGTGATCTATCTCATAAGGAACTCAAGGAGTTCTCCTCTCGATGTTCTTCTTCTGACCGTCGTCCATACTTTCGAGATCTAATTCATAAGATTTTGCATGAAGGCAAGTTTAACTTGCTGCAATTTCCAGAATTGGATTTCCTTGAAGTGGATTATCGGTTTGTGAAGAAGAACAAGGCCAATTATCTTTTAGAATGTAGTCGAATCGCAGCTCTTGAGCTGATGATTCAACACATTTCTAAAGATGTTTGTCCAGTCGAGTACATAGGAGGATCTCTTGATGATTTTCCAGATTGGAAAGATTACCAGGATGAATTTGATTTATTATTTGGAGAGAAAGGGACCAAAGTTTTAACCCTTTCTCCTGATCAGATAAAGACAGATGAAATAACAGAGGATTTTGATGATTGGTTTGAAAATCTCAATGAATTATCTTCAGATCTAAAGTTTGGCAAGGAATATTGCATTCCCAATAGTCAAACTGGATTCTTCTCTGACAAACTCCCTATTTTTTGGGGGGTGGATGACGAGGAGGATATTGATCTTCTCTGATAAACTCCCTTGGGAGTGAATGACGAGAATGATATTTATTTAGATTTTCAATCAATCAGGTTGATTTTGAGGGTCCCTAAATTCGAACCAGGGCTTGAAGCCAGGTGAATTTGGGATCTTCTTAATCAATTTATTCAATCAACTCTTTTTACAAAAAGAAATTGCCGTCACTAGATGGTGGGTGCTTTGAACACACCCAAAGAAGTAAAGCTAAAAAGGTTTTGCTTCTGATAGTGATGGTCATCAATTTCCATTTCGCAAGTGAAGTGGAGAATACGAATAATTCCGATACTAGGAGTAATCCTTTTAAGATTTGTGTATTGCATGCCGGTAGAACCGGAAGCTTCCGCACACTTCTTAGAAGGATTATATGTCCGACTAGAATTATTCGATAACGTTTTCTCCATTAACTTGGAATTGATGAACAAAAGTGGTGCACTGCGAAGTGCCTAACCGTTCCTAGAACGGTTTGTTTGACC